TTTTCGTATTATTTTTATTAGTTGTGCCCTCGTTGTGGTTATTCATAGCATATTATATGGTATATAATTATGCACAACGTGAAGGCATAGATTGGCCGTATACACCTATCTATTTGTTTGAACCTACAGGGTACGATCCGCACATTAGACCGTTTGTATTAGTAAACGATTATGAAGACATGTTTGGAGATTATGAGCCACGTTACTAAGCACACAAACAGTTTGAGAAACTATGCTATGGCTATCTTAGGAGTTCACCTAGTAGCATTAGGTTGGCTATTTCCACATGTTCTAATGTTTATTGTTGTTCCTCCAGCAATTTTTTATCTGTTATTTTTATGGTGTGAAATAACATATGAAGTAGAAGTTGGCACTAGATTGAGATTGATAAAACAAATCAGTGAAGCAGATAATCCAATCACAAAAGATGTATTAACGTGGCAGTTAATGTTACACGATGAGCATAGTATGTTTGGAAATGCTTCAAACGATAGATTAGGATTCTAAATAGTTGATAAATATATTATGTTATAATAACAGATGGTTTTATAACACTTATATATAAGGAGAAAAATATGAACAAATTTAAAAATGCGTTCTTAGGTATATTCTTTGTTGTTTTCGCTCAAGGTTGTGCTACAGTTGGTACAGTAATCGATGGCGGACAAAAACTTGCAACAGACACACTTGATACTGTAACAGGTACAGCAAGTGGTATTGTTAGTTCAGTTGCAAATGATGTCGGTAGTGTAGTTCAAACTACAGCAGAAGTAGGTGTTGGATTAGTCCAAACTGCGGCTGATACCGGTGCTGGTTTAGTACAAGTTGTTGCTGATGAAGTCAACAATCAAACTGATGCTTTACAAGAAGAACCTAAAGAAGAGCCAAAAAAGTAACTAGCTCATTCTTTAAACCTTTTAAGTTTTTAAAACAGAACGAAAAACAAAAAGGCATAGACTCACCCTCGAAAGAGAGTGAGCAGGTAACTGAAGAGGATATTAAAGAACTTATATTGCAAAATAAAGTTCTAAAAGAGTTATTGAAAGATAAACTTTTAGAAGATGCAATTAAAGAATATTGCTCCAAGAAACCTGAAGACTGTGAGTAGATTACTTTTAATCATAACATTAGCATTTCCTCTGTTTTTAACAGCAGAGGAAATTGTTATTAGTCCAGCATACTTACCGGAAGGTAGAGTATTAGACCTTACTTATAATCCCCCACTAGATCCATATTTTTGTGATAACAATCCTGAACTTTGCAAAAACCTAGAGAGCAAAAACTATCCTGTATTTGATATGGTACCACGTGCAACTAACAAACAATGGCTAGCATTTTGGACATTTCAAGTATTAGATGCTTACTCGACATCACGAGCATTAAAATATGATTGTGTAAAAGAAATCAATCCACTATACACAGAACGTCCAAGCGATTTTAGAATTATAGCAACCAAAAGTTTTTTAATCCTTCCTGGATTATTATATGATGATTATTGGACACAGGTAACACCAGACGAATTAAATAATACTAATATGTTATATTCAATTGTTGTTGCAAATAACTTTAGATTACTTGAAAAAGCCAAACAGGAATGCAATAAAATACGATAAATATCGATATGAAATGGTTATATAGCGGGTACGCAGTAGCAGTATCAATTGTACTATTACTCGCACTAAGGGTAGTAGACCCTACGCCTTTACAAAGTTTACGTGGTCAAGTTTTTGACAGTTACCAACAATTAGATGAAATAGTACAAAGTGATGATGTTGTACTAATTAATATTGGCGAAAAAAGTTTAGCAAAATACGGACAATATCCTTTTCCTAGACAATACTATGCTCAAATGGTAGTAGACGTTGCTATGAAAAATGGTGGTGTTTTGGGTTGGACAATTATGTTTCCTGAAAAAGATAGATTTCAGGGAGATGAAAGTTTTGCAAGTATGATGAATCAAAACGTAATGAATGTTCCTGGAGCCAGAAAGAATCCTGTAAACTACAATGTATTGAGCCAAACACCAAGTGTAAAAGGTATAAAATCAACAGGCCCACATATAGGCACAGGCACGATAGGTCCAGTTCCTGCAAAAGACTATTTACTTACCTGGCCAAATTTAATTACTAACGTACCAATGCTAGAAGTTACAAGTAATGGTAAAGGTGTTAATGCTTCTGCACCACAACCAGATAATCAAACAAGAACATATCCACTTGCCATAACTGTGGAAGATAAAATATATCCCTCTTTTGCTGTGGAAATGTTAAGAGTAAAAACAGGTAAACCCAGTTACATAATTAAAACAAGTGAGATAGGAATACAGGAAGTTGCAGTTCCGCCCTTTGACCCCATAGTAACACAACCAAACGGAACTGCATATATACGTTTTAATAACACATTTACTGAAATAGAATATGAAGGTGCAGAAAGCATACCTGATTTAGCAGGTAAGTTTGTAATAGTAGGTGTTACAGCAGAGGGTATTGCAAATCCTGTACCTACACCTAGAGGAAACTTATATCCTCAACATATACAAGCTCATATGCTACAGAACTTTATAGATGGTAGTAATATAACAAGAAGTCAATTGAGTGCTATCATAGAGCTTCTAGTAGGGTTACTGACTATGGTTCTTGTTGCTTTAGCAGTATATAGATTACCTTTGCTTTTAACAGCACCTATGGCTTTAGCAGTATTAGGTGGTATAGCATATTATAGTATACACAAATATACAAGTAGTTTGGTATTATTAGATGCAACATTTCCTGTACTTGCTGGATTTTTAATATTTACACAGGCCGCATTTAATAACTTTTACAAGCAGTTTAAATTACGTGAGCAAATAAAGAAACAATTCGAACATTACCTTGCTCCGGCAATGGTTAAAAAATTACAAAAAGATCCAAGTTTGCTTAAATTAGGTGGCGATACAAAAACAATGACTTATTTGTTTTCAGATATCAGAGGGTTCACCCCTATTTCAGAACAGTTTAAAACTGATCCACAAGGTTTGGGTAAACTTATAAACAGATATATGACGCCTATGACAGATCTTGTTATGCAAAAAGAAGGAACAATAGACAAATATATAGGTGATGCTCTAATGGCTATTTGGGGAGCACCACTTGATATAGAAAACCACGCTCAGTTGGCGGTTGAAACAGCACAGGAAATGGAAGTAGAGTTAGAAAAGTTAAATAAAGAATTAAAAGCAGATGGCTTAATGGAATTAGGTGTTGGTATAGGCATAAACACAGGTGATGCAGTTGTAGGTAACATGGGAAGTAATCAACGATTCGATTATACTGTATTAGGCGATAGTGTAAACTTAGCGGCTAGATTAGAAGCACAAACAAAAGAATATGGAGTGTTCTTTATGTTTACTGAGCATACACTAAAACAAATAAAATTACCTGAAAATTTAGTTATGTTAGATAAAATTGCTGTAAAAGGACAAACTGCACCGGTCACAATTTATACTATTTTAAAAGACCATAAAGAAGCAAGGGTCATTAATAGAATGGTAGATGCATATCAAAACAGAGAATGGAGCACAGTTGCACATCAAATAGAAATAATGAATCAACATAATTGGAATCCTGTTTTAACAGAATTATATGCAGAACGTATTAAACAACCAATGCCTAAAGGCGATTGGGACGGAGTTATGCGTAAAACAACCAAGTGATAAATAATAATATGGCACAGGATAACATACAGCAAAAAGAAGAAGAAGTTTTAATTAAAGTTAGTCTATGGGCTAAGATAAAACATTGGTGGCGTACACTTATAAGAGAAGAGTGGGAAATCACTGTTTTCTTTCCTGGTGATCTTAAAATATTACCAGATGGAACAACAATACAAAAAGATGCGCCTAAGACATATCGTGCTAAAAAAATTAAAAAAATAACAACCAAACATATTATCTTTACAGATTTATTAGGCGTAAAACACGAAATTAAAGTGGTTAATCCTGTTGGCTATGATGTAAGAAAGATTTATTGATTATTCGTCTGGGGTCCAGTTCTTTAATCCTCTAAAAAACATATAGTAATGTCTAAAATCCTTTAGTTGTTGTTTGGCATGGAATAGTTCCAAAGGAACACCATCACCGTGTTCTAACATTGGAAAATAATATCTTTTAATTATACTTTCTAATTTTCTCACATCTTTTGCTAGTGCATCAAGTATTATATTGTTATATTCTAAATCTGTAACTAAATCTACTAACCAATAATGGAAAGGATGTTCCGGATTAAATCTTCTTATTACTTCTCTAGTCTGATAATATATCGCTCTTATAGGATTCATACCTGGTCTGTACAGATTCATTATTTCTTTAAACTTAAAACTTTCATGTTCTGTAGCCTTATGATTCAAAAATCTAGCATAATCATTCTTCATTGCCTTTTTAAGTGATTCGAAATTCCCCCCAATATTCTGATGATACTGTTTTAAAAGTCTATCAAATATTTTTTGATATTTTGCCGATAACTTACTATAATATACATCTTGAATTTCCTGTAATTCAATGGTACCTTCTAAAAATGTATGTGGAATTGTAGTTGTTCTTTCGAACTTGTCTAGTTCAGTGGTTATCCGCAAAACAACAAAATCGATTATTTCGCCTTTGCTCATACATATATTTATTCAGAATGAATTTTTAATATAGTGTGTAGTTTTTCTGTGCCTTTATTGTAAGACAATGTAACTTTAGCACCGTTGTGTAAGGGTTTGGGCCATTGTCCGATATTTACCCAGGCATATCCGGCACTTTCGCCATTTAATTTAGGTGGCATAAATTCCTCATCTACTATATATACAAAACTGTAATAGTAAAAGTTTTTATCTTTACTTTGGTATACGTCTAAAGGATTTAATTTTTGTAATTCTGGAACGAATCCTATTTCTTCATCAAGTTCTCGTTGTATACATTCGTAAGGAGTTTCACCTTTTTCAATTATACCTCCCCAAAATCCCCAGGTATGATTGAATCGTTTGTTGCCCTCTCTGAGTTGCAACATACATCTTCCTGTGTCTTTGGCAAGGAATAAAACCCCCGCCGCTGTTGTGTTCATTATAAACTAAGTCTCCAAAATCCTGGATTGTATTCTCCTTCATAACTACTTATCCAGGCTTTGCCTGTCCATTTATATTGTTTGGTTGTAAACGTATTGTTTATATAATGTATATCACTACCACTGGCACTAGCATCAAATACTACAGTCCAAGCAGAACCGTTGTATTGTATAATATCGTTTTCTCCGGCATCTACGTCCCAATTGGTATATCCTGATTTTGTAATTTCTTCTGTAATTAAGTATCTTTGCCCGTTAGTAGCGGCCGCTAGGGTACCGTCTCCAGGGTAATTCGCTCTAGGATCTATAATTTTATCCACAGCAGAAAGTGTATTTGTAGGTAGTGTGTCTGTATCTAAATTAAAAATTAATGATGTATCACTTGTTGGATTTTTAGTTACGGTGCCATATACCAAGTTTAATAAATTATTTGAGTCTCCGCTAATATTTAATTTAAGTAAACTTGTTGATCTTATTTCTCCAAGTTGTTCTATTATACTGGACCATTTTACTTCGGTACCATCTTGTTCTACTAGTGTAGCAGAAGAACCTATAACTTGAACTTTATAATCTCCTGGTGTTGTAACAATTTCAAATGTATCTTCTATTGAACCAAAGAAATCTGCATAATCTTGGCTATACCCTAGTTCAGAAATATCTGATATTGAATGAACATTATTTATAATTTCTTGTATAATAGTTTGTCTTTTTACTTTTGCTGGAGGACTTATCCAAATAGGTAACGCAAATGTTAAAGTTGATATATCTAAATTTTCATCTACACCTGCTGGGATACCTCTACTACTCCAAGCAATATCTGTAAGTTCAACTTCAAATACACTGGTCCAATCTAAAGGGTTACTATTAGACTGTAACTGTATGCTTGGATTAAATAAAACAAATATTTGTTCTAATACTTGTAATTTAGTATCAGTATTAGTAGTCCAAATATCAACATTAACTGTTAAATTATATGGAACAGGCATATATCTTTGTGTTGAGTATAAGTTTCCTTGTTCAGAAGAGTATGTTCCTGTTTCTTTATTAAATTCTCTTTCTGCTATTTGATTTGTATCCACAAAAAAAGGTTCTGCTATTCTATCTCTTGCTGGTTGTATACTTTGTATTGTAACACTAATAAAAGGAGCACTATTAATAACATTTTCTGAATTATTACGCAATATATTTGCTACCATTCTACTAGCATCACCATATCTTGCTGGAACACGATTATACTTTACTCCATCTTGTGTATATTCTCTTACTTTGAAGTTAGAAAATATTCTAATAACTTGAAGTAGATAACGTTTTATCTGTTCGTCGTACCAGTAATCTAAATTTTTACCCGCCATTAGTTATCTGTCCTAGGCTTAATAACCTTACTTAAATTTGTTTTTTCATTTGCTTTAGTGCCGTCACTTTCATTTGTAATATTATCGTTATTAATAAATGTAGCAAGTATTCTATTTGCCGCCGACCAGGCTTTTCTGCCGTCTGTACCAACATTTAACCAACGTGTACCAGATTTTTTAAATAGTCTATTAGGACTAAAGTCTGTCCTCAAGAAGTAATCACCGTCAGTCGTTCCACTTATTGGGAACGTTGCTCCACTGCCAACTAAACTTAATCCGTTTACAGGTGTGCCATCTGCTCCCCCAAAGTCTATACTTGGTTTGTCAGGAACTGTTTCATCAAAATATAAATGTGTTGTATTTCTATATTGTGGATCAAAAGGTACATCTTTTTCTGCTTGTTCTAAAAGTTTATCATTTATATTAATATCATTTGCGTATGTACTAATTAGATTTCTTAAATCTTCTTCCTCTTCACCAGTACCAAGTATATCTCTGTACTCTTGTGAATCTGTTATAGGACCTAATTTTACTCTCCAAAGATGTGGCCACCAACGTGGGTCATACCCTTCTGCAGGTCTACTAGCATCAGTAACTACATAATATCTGTTTATTGCTTCATCACTACCTAGTAACAAGTCGTCTCTTAAATGAGGTAATTCTAATACATCACCTGCCATTAATTTTCTGCCAACTGCTTCTACCATGCTTTCTATATGGAAATTCATAAACAACGTATCGTTGGCTAAAAACATACCAAATTGTGTTAGGTCAAAGGCATCATTATCGCCTATATTATATTGACCACGTAGTTCGTAAATATCTTTATCATATTTTCTATCTCTATTTTCTAAAAATAGTAAGTCTTGTATAAAAACCTCTGTATCATTTGCCGCACTACTAGGTCTTGTAGGGTCTCCTTCGTCTGGAGTTGTATGTACCCCTAAGTATTTGTGTATATGTACACCGGTACCACCGGCATAAAGGTGCTCTCCGACAATTCTATCAGTGAAATTGTAGTCATTTGTTTTGACTGGGTTCCATAAACTTAATTTAGGCATACTACTATTTATCGTTTTGTAAATCCTGTATTTATTTCACATGCTTTGACACATGTAATGCAGTATTTTTCTTTAGTTTCTAAGTTTCCTTTTATACCTTTTTCTAATGTACTACTTAAGAAATGACTTTCTAAAATATTTTGTACTGAATTACTTTCACTGGGTATTAAATTTTGACGATTGCCTATTAAAGATGTCATTTGCTCATCTCCCATATTTAAAGAACTAGCAATATAACAACAAGGAAGTAAAGCACCGTCACTGTCTATATATAAATTTGCAGTAGTACCTTCACTTATTTTACAATTTATTCTAGATACATTTTCTAATTCTTGTATAAAATCTTTAATATTATATTTGCCCGGTTTGTAATTTTTATTAGGAATAATTTTAGGATCTTTTATTTTTCGACCATTTGTATATTCTGTATTAGGAAAAATTGAATATGCAAATGTACCGTCAACATTATGCACCGGCATCGTTTCTATAGTTTTATCAGTTTCATTAAATCCATATGGTGTTTTAACATGTAATTTTATTCTATGTCTTTTACAAAGCATCTGTAGTTCTTCTATCTGGTGTTCATTGTGTCTAAATTTTAAAAAATTTGCATTTGTTTTCGCTCCTGTTTTATTATATGCTAACATATTTTCCCAGACTTTTTTCCATTTTACATTTTTCCTGTAGATATGATTTGTGTCTTCTAAACCATCTACAGCAAAAATACAAGTGCATTTTCTTTCTTTAAATAAATTGCCTAATTTTTCAAACCATTCTGTATTTCGTAGGCCCCCGTTAGTGTGCAATCGTATAATTGTGTTTTCATTACAAATTAATAAAAACTCTAAAATATCTAATAGTTCAGAATTACTTACAGCATCTCCTTTGGTTCCACAGAAATCCCAATGGACGATATTAGAACAAAAATCGTTACCTAATTTATTTTTAAAAAAATCTAAACCCAGTTGTTGGTTTTTAATAATTGGATTCATTACTCCTCCCGCATGTGTTCTCACACAACCAGGACATTGAGCATTACATTTATCAGTTAATTCTACATGAACTCTTTTAATTGTATCTGTAAGGTATGCCATTTTAATATTTATCGTAAAAAAATTATGTATGTATATAACTCCGATAAATATTTAAACTGGAGAGTTGGCTGAGTGGTCGAAAGCGGCACCCTGCTAAGGTGTTAACCGGGTAACTGGTTCGAGGGTTCGAATCCCTCACTCTCCGCCAGGAAAAATTATGAAAAATATTAATATATTTTATTTAGAAGACGGGTTTCAATTTAGTAAAGAAGCACTAGAACAGCACAAGTCATTAGGCTGGACTGGTCGTGAGCCTTTACCATTACATGTTTTAACACAAATAGAGTTAGAACAAAACTTTAATCCGTTTGACGAGTTATTTGATATTAATATTATTAATAATGGTGACGTAAGTAAATGTAATAAAGACGAAATAACTCTTGTGCCTATAGATACACAAAGTTTTCCTATTACTATAGAAAATCGTAAGTATTATGAGTTATCACATTTTGGTATTGAAATAGATAAAATTGTACAACAAATACTTTCTTTAAATTTACCTAATTTAACATTTTTATTTTATTCTAGCACTGAGCCATATTTCTATGATGCAAATATATATTTTGCAGAACTTGGGGCAAGTAATCCTCATATTAATATTGTTCTAAGTGGTTCAGGGGAAACAGAAGATTATTTTGGGCACTTCACAACACATACAAGTAGAGTACCTAACGTGCATAAAATACATAAACTTTGGTATTTTGATAGAGTTCATTATATGACATTTTTATCTGAGAACGAAGAGTTTAATAATGTACATATGGAAATAGATAGATCAATGAGTAATAGAGAAAAGTCACTATATAATATTGTGCCTAATAAATTTGTTTGTACATTAAGAAATTGCAGAGCTCATAGACTATTGTTTTCTACAATGTTAGAAAATAGTGCAATAGGTTTAGAAGATATTACATACGGAAGATTTTATAGTTTAAGACCAACTGATCTTATGAAAATTGCAAATAATCAAAATACAAAAGATGAATACCCATATCATATAGAATTAATATCAACAAGTTTAAATCAATTATTACACAAAGAAAAATTAGAAGACAGTTTTATAAAACAAATGATGAATAATCTTATGAGTCGTCCTCATATAATAGATATGAAAAATATAGATGATAGAGGTATACCAGGCCATTGGTTATATGAAGATTGTGATATAGTAATTTCCCCTGGCGGAGAACCATATGGATATGGATATGTAGATGAAAAGCAATTTATACCAATGGTATTTAAAAAACCTTATATAACTTTTGGATGTAAAGGTATATATGAGGAATTAAAAAATATAGATTTTAAAACATATGATGACTGCTGGCCTGTAAATTTTAATGAAGCAGATACATTATATGAAAGAGTAAAAGGTTTCTTTACGGTATTTGAATATATAAGAAATCTAAGTCCTGCAAAGTATCAAGAACTATTAGAACAAACAAAAGAGAGTGTTAATTTCAATTATAACCATTTAGTTGAAGGAAAATTTAGAAGAAAAAGTAATGAAAACTTTTTTAAGGAGTTGAACGATGCCTGCAGTTAGAGGAGCAAGACCGGTTAGGAATAAAGAGATACAGGATTTTCATTGGCACTTAGATAGTAATGATTTGAAGAATGTAACACTTTTGGAATATGAAAAAGTCTGGAGAGAATGGATAAACTATTCAAATACCAAATCTTTAAGAGGTTTAGAAAAATTTACTCATGTAGATTATACTCAAGGGACTAGTCAAACGTTTGATCAGTTTATTTTAAGACATAGTAAGGATAGAGAAATAATTGTTTTAAATGGAGATTTTCAATATCATGCCTGTCTAGGTAAACATGTACAATTTCAAAACTTACATTCCCCACATCATTTGGAAAGTATATTACAAGGTCCAGGTCTACATGCATTATTAATCAGTGCGCCTTTCAGCGACTTTGGTTGCATACATCCTGACTTTGAACACATAATGCAAGTCTGTAATGTTATGGACATACCTGTATGTTTGGATTTAGCATATTGGGGAATAGCAAAACATGTACATATAGATTTAAATGATTTTCCTGCTATTAAAGAAGTTACATGTAGTTTAAGTAAGCCATTTTTCACTCTGGAAAATCACAGAGTAGGCGTACGATTTACAAAAGATTATGTAGATGATGGTGTTAGTATGCTCAATGAAGTAAAAATGCAAAATAATTATAGTATGGCATTAGGTGTAGAATATATGCGTAACTTTTCTCCTGATTATAATTGGGAAAAATACAGAGACTTATATGAAACAATTTGTCAAAACGAAGATTTAGTTTGGACTGATACAATGATATTTGGATTAGGAGATGATATCAGGCATTCAGAATTTAACAGAGGCGTAACTGGTAACTATAGAGTCTGTATTTCAGACTGGTTAGGTGATTGTTAAATAAATAGTAGCATATTATAACTATACTTAGGAGACACACAAATGATAGTTAATTCACACAACGATTGGGACCCATTGGAAGAGATCATCGTTGGACATGCCCACCACAGCAGAATAGCAACTGATATTTCAGCAAGAAGTTTCAGTTATGCAAATTTCCCAAAAGAAGACGTAGAAAAATTAGAAGGCACTTACCCACAATGGGTAATTGATGAAGCCAATGAAGATGCAGACGGACTTGCAAAAGCATTAGAAGATTTAGGTGTTATTGTACACCGTCCTAAAATTATAGATTGGGACAAAAAGAATTACGATATAGGTCAAGGATGGAACACAAAAGGCTGGTACAGTTGGTGTCCCAGAGACTTGATACTGCCATTAGGTGATATGCTTATTGAAACACCTACTCCTGTAAGAGCAAGATATTTTGAAACAAGATTATATGAAGACATAATGTACGAAGCATTTGAAGATGGTGCATTATGGTTTTCTGCACCTAAGCCAAAACTACATGACGACATGTACACTTTTGAAGACATTGAAAACAAACCAACATTATTGAATCATGAGATATGTTTTGATGCACCTAATATTGTTAGAGTTGGTAGAGACTTATTATATCAAGTCAGTAACTCAGGAAACATGAAAGGTTATAAATGGCTAAAAAGATTATTAGAGCCAATGGGTTACAAAATGCATTATAGTGAACTCTATAGTTTTGCACATTTTGATAGCACTATTGTTCCACTAAGACCTGGACTAGTTCTAATGAACAGTTCAAGAGTAACACCAGATAACTGCCCTGAAATGTTTGCAAAGTGGGATAAGATTTGGTTTGATGACTGTGTTGTACAAGGAAGTAAATTAGCAGATGAAGGTTACATGCCACCCTGTTCACCATACATTGGTATGAACTTATTAAGTGTAGATGAGAATACAGTAGTATTAGACTCAGCACAAGAGCCTCTGATGAGGGAACTTGACAAGTACGGTATAGATAGTGTACCTGTACAGTTCCGTCACTCTATGACGCTCTCTGGCGGTATACATTGTGCTACTTTAGATCTTAGACGTAGAGGAACTTTAGAGAGTTATTGTGATTAAATATGGTAAAATAGATAATTTCGGTATCACACATAATCAGATGAGTCAATTGAACTTTGAAGATTACTTCCAATGTTATCAACAAACACCTGCTGTAGAAAAATATTATACAAAACATAATAGCAGTATATGGCAGATGTTTGAAACCTCACCACAATGGGTGCATGACTTAGCCAAAAAAATACCACAAGACTTTGACCATCATGTTGTTAGTGTTATTAATATAGAACCTGGACAAACAATTCCACATCATGTTGATAAACATTTTAAATTAAAACAAGAGCATGGCGAAGGTGAAAGTTATCGTTACTTAATATTTTTAGAAGACTGGAAACGTGGACACTATTATGAAGTACACGAACAACCTTTTGTTAAATGGAAAGCAGGAGAATGGGTAAAGTTTGGTATAGATGATTGGCATATAGCAGGTAATATGGGAGAGGAGCCTTTTTATTCAGCACAAATAACGGTACTTAAGAATGTTTAAAGGACATAAAGATATTTCATTTGTAACAGATGAAATGATTTATAGAATAAAATTTACTGAACATACTAATACAGTTTATAGTGCTGGTTTTTGGGATAGAATTGGCGTAGCAGTTCCTGATTATCCTCATGATGCTCCCTGGGTTCATCAAGTATTTGAAGGCGATTGCGATTATTGGGTACAACAGGTAAAGCATCTATTTGATGATGTCTTAAAATATAGTGTAGCAACTGTAAATTGTATCAAGCCAGGTAGATTTATAGCACCTCATACTGATACACTTTTTAAAATAAAAGAACGTGTAAAACAGGAAAAATTAAATGTAAAAGGATTGGAGCCTGTAAGAATAAATTTATTTTTACAGGATAGATTAATGGGGCATTATTTTGAAATGGAAAACGAATGTTGGATAGATTATAAAAAAGGTGATTTTACAGTAATAAAACCTAATGCAGAGCATCATGTCGCTAATTTAGGATATCAAAATAGATATACATTACAAGTTACAGGATTTGCAGAAAAAGGTGTCTTCTAATAAAACTGTAATTGTAACTCTTACTAGGACAGGTTCCACCTTTTTAAATTTAAAATTAGCAAAAGAAAACAAATTATATTCTTTTGGCGAAATACTAAATCACAGTACAAACGTATTTGATAAAAGATTTGAAAACAATTTTAATGTAGATATAAGCAATCTTAATACAAAATTAAAAAACAATTATATTTTCAATACCTGGAATAAATTAAATAATAGTGTATGTAGAATTATACCTAATCAAACAAAAGACGAATTATTAGTAGAAAAATATTTACAATGTGCTGATAAAATTATATATCATTATAGAAAAGATATTACATCACAAATTTATAGTACTATAATTGCAAATAAAACAAAGCAGTATTCTTCAGATAGAGAACCCTATGATAAAGAAATATCACTGTTAGAATTTACAGAAATGTCCAAAAAAATACAAAATAGATACTTAAACATTATAGATCTATGTAAAAAATATCCAGGAAAGATTAGTTGTTTAGAAGACTATGATCAAAAGCCTTTTGTTAAAAGTTATCTTTTTGAGAAAAAGTTTACATATGATCTTATAAATATAGATAGCAAATTTAAAAAAATACAGGAACACACATGAGAATATTCATAACAGGAGCAGACGGTTTTATAGGCCAACACATGGTCCAAAGATTAAAAGACAAACATGAACTAGAATTTTTGAAAGAAGATTTAAGAGACCATGCTAAAGTAGGATTTCAAATTAAACAGTTTGACCCTGAAATAATTGTACATTTGGCGGCTAGAACAGAAGTACAAGATAGTTTTTATGAGCAAATTACTTTTAGTGAAGTAAATTATGTAGGCACAGTAAATCTCATTGAAATTGCCGCAACATTACCTAATTTAAAAAACTTTGTGTTTGCAAGTACAATGGAAGTATATGGCTGGCAACCTATTAGTGATTTAATTAGAGATGGCAAAGAGGAAGGTATTATTGCATTTAACGAAGCGACACCACCTAATCCAAATGCCCCCTATGCCGTTGCAAAATATGGCTGTGAAAAGTATTTAGAATATGCCCACAGAAGTTATGGACTACCTTTTACTGCTATAAGGCAAACCAATGCATACGGCAGAAAGGATAATGATTTCTTTGTTACTGAACAAATAATTACTCAAATGCTTAAAAATCCTAAAGAGATAAATTTAGGATATGGAGAACCATACAGAAACTTTATCTATATAGATGATTTATTAGATGCATGGGAAACAGTTATCACACATCCAGATGAATGTGCTGGAGAAATATTTTGTATAGGTCCTGACAATGCAATTAAAATAAAAGACTATGTAAAACTTATTGCAAATAAACTAGGCTGGGACGGCCATGTAAATTGGAATACAAAACCTCCTCGTCCAGGTGAAATTTATTTATTAAACAGTACTAACTATAAAATTACAAGCAGACTAGGATGGGTTCCTAAAGTAGAATTAAGCAAAGGTTTAGATAGAACTATTGCAGTTTGGAAGGATGTTCTAGAAAATAATATACCATATAATCAAGATAGAAGATTTTCTAAGGGAAAATAATGTTCAATGTAACATTAGTTCAACCTAATTTTCAGACTGGTCCTAAACATCTTAACAGTTATTATCTTCCGTATAGTGTTGGTGCTTTATGGAGTTATCTAATACAACATCCTCAAATACAAGAAAATTATCAAGTAGATAATTGGGTATTTAGGCGTGAAACATTACAAGATGTAGTGGATAGATGTAAAAATACACACATAGTTTTTATAAGTTTATATATTTGGAATAAAAATTATTGTCTCGCACTAAGTAAAATTCTAAAAGAAACATATCCAAATATTAAAATAATCCTAGGTGGCCCTGAGCTACCACACAGAAATCCTAATTTTTTAAAAGATAATTCATATATAGATTCTATAGTTATCGGAGAAGGAGAATTAGCAGTATTACAGATACTGAATACATATTTAGAAAAGAAGCCCTTAGAGCAAGTATATGAGTACGAGAGGATAAAGGATTTAAACTTACCTAGTCCTTATACACTAGGATTGTTTGATGATCTCTTACACCAATACCCAGATATAGAATGGGTACCAACATTAGAAACTGATAGAGGATGTCCTTATAGTTGTACATTTTGCGATTGGGGTAGTGCAACAGCAAGTAAAATGTATAAATTGTATGATGAAAGAATACTTGCAGATCTTGAATGGGTCGCAAAAAATAAACTTCCTTATCTTGCTCTTACGTCTAGTAATTTTGGGATCTTCAAAGACAGAGATTTAATGATTACTGATATGATTGTAAAAACAAATAAAGAATCAGGATATCCTAAAGGTATAAGTGTTAGTTATGCAAAGAATAGCAATGATACAGTATTGGAAATTGTAAAAAGATTTATAGATGTAAATATACAAACAGGAATAACACTAAGTTTACAAACAACAACAGATGAAGTTTTAGAAAATATTAAACGTAAAAATATGAAAATTAATTCTATAGAAGATATTATACAATCTGCTAGAGATAAAAATGTACCAGCATTAACAGAATTAATTTTAGGAATGCCAGGTGAAACTGTAAACACATGGCTTAATACTATAGAAGATATTTTAATACATAAAATTGAAACATTAGATGTATTTTTCTTACAATTACTTATAAACTCACCTATGTATGTCACACAAATACAAGAATATGATTTAAAGACATTTAAAGGATATGATTTCTTTTATGGAGTACAAAATGAAAATTTTGAATATGATAAACAACATAAAATATCTGAGTCCATAGAAGTTATTAAAAGCACAAATACAATTTCTGAAAAAGAAATGGAAGATGTTGCAGTTTTTACAGCATTTATTTTAGGGTTTCATATGTTTGGTATTTCAAATATAATATCAACATACCTTTATGAAAAACAAGGAAAATCTTATTTAGAGTTTTATAAAGAATTATACGACTTTATTATTGATAAAGATTCTAATTTAAAATCTTGGCTTAAACAAATGAAAAAAGGATTACAAGATTGGAAAAAATCAGGATATATGGAAACTAAAATAGACGGTATCTTTGTAGAGGGTTGGAAATTTTTCCATTCTGTTATGCCAATGATACAATCTAATAATTTGGAATCTTATTACATAAATCTTGTAAAAGAATTTTCTGAACAATTTACAACACAAGATATTTTAAATGATTATGTAAAAATATCAAATTTACAAATTAAACAATTTGGATCATATATCTATAAACCTGTCCATGTTGAAGTCAAAAGCAACCTTTTTCCCGCAAATTTAATTATTTCTGATAGATACGGAGACTACTTGGACGAAAAAGAGGAACATTTAGATATGTTGTTTTTTGGAAGACGAAGAGGCTGGCATCTTAATAAAATAAGTCTTGACAAATAAATAAAGTTCTGTTAGACTAAATTTTTTGTAAGGAGTATTATGGAGATTTATTTTATATTTGGTATCTTTATTATGGCCAACTCATACTTTATGTATAAAACAGGCCAAAGGGAAGGCAGATTTGAAGGAATGTTGTCTCTCACTCAGTTTTTCCGCACCAAGAGAGTATTGAAAGATAAAAGTAAAATAGTAGGATTTAAAAATTGGCCTATGGCAATACAAATGCTGTATACTGATCCTAGAGAAGAACTATTTGAGGACTAAACACATACATGGCAAGAAGAAAAACAAAGACCAGAAGTATATACGTTACTAAAGAACCAGAATGGAAAAACTTAATGATGCTTACAGATTCTGCAGAGCAGGAAAAGGCATTTAGAGGTTGTGAATATTTTGTAAGAACAGAAATACCACGTAAAAAAATAATAGAAGCCTGTAAAAAATGGATAAGAGATGCATCAGGCTGGGACAAACAAGATATCAAAACAATCTTAGCAAATCCTGATTGGTCTTTTAGTGCGGCAGGATTGTCCTGCTATGTTTGGTCAAGGCTTGGGTATATGCCAGAAAGTATAGAAATTCATTATCACGAAAGAAGAAAAGAAGAATGGATAGCACGTGGTAAAAAAGAACTAGCAGAAAAGAAAGAAAAGGTCAAAGAAAATCCTAAAAAAGTTATAAGCATACAAGAAAGAATGAAACAGCAAGTAAATGATCTTTGTGCTGAATGGGAACACCAATTAGATCTTCTAGTAGAAGGTAATTACAATTTAAAAGATTTTGATCCATATAAAAATATGCTAGTTTATCAACCTGAAATAAAAGCCGCTCATGCAAAAATTATAAAAGATGATTTTGAGCCAGCATACCAAGAAGCATTAGAAGTAAAAGAATGGATTGACCCTGATATAAAAGAAGGGTATGCCCATCTAACAGCAACACAACGTAAGCAATATTTAGAGTTTTATGAAAAGATCAATACTGCTTGTGATACAATTATAGAAACTAAAAAGACAACTAGAAAGGCTCGTAAGCCTAGGGCTAAAAGTAAAGAAAGTATTATTAAAAAATTAAAATTCCAAATTAATGATAGTGAATTAGGTATAGCAAGTATTCATCCTACAGAGATTGTTCATGCTAATGAGTTATGGGTTTATAATACTAAAACAAGAAAGTTAGGCGTATACCATGCTAAAAATAAAGATCCAAAGGGTATGGGCAGAGACGGCTTGATGGTAAAAGGAACAACTATACAGGATTTCTGCGAAGACTCTAGTGTACAAAAGACTCTTAGAAAACCAAAAGAACAAATTAACAATTGGACTGGTAAAGCAAAAACAAAGTTTGCTAAAGCGTTTGACGAATTGACTACTAGTAGTATAAAGATGAACGGTAGAATGAACGATAACACAATCATACTACAGGCGTTTTAATTGAAAATTAGATAAATAGTACTATGCCAGTAGATCAAATAGGATATAATAACAGGGAAGAACTTGTAAGCGAGTTACAATTACGTCTGGCAGACGGTATTGTGGACGTTGAACTAGATAGAGCACATTATGATGTGGCTATAGACAAGTCACTTGCTTTGTATAGACAACTAAGTTCAGGTGCTGTAGAAGAAAGTGCCCTGTTTTTAACAACACAAGAAGGTGTAACGGAGTACACATTGCCAGATGAGGTAATGGAAGTACGTAGATTATACAGAAAAGGTGTTGGGACTAACAGTGGTGGCGGTACAAATTTTGATCCTTTTGATGTGGCATTCAATAATATGTACTTGTTACAAGCAGGCCAAATGGGTGGACTAGCAGTCTTTGATGCCTTTAGTCAATATAAAGAAGTTTTAGGTAGAGTATTTGGTAGTGAATATAATTTCTTATGGAATAGGAATACCAAACAACTTAAAATTTTAAGAAATGTGAGACACGAAGAAGAAATTGCTGTAGGCATTTATAATTTCATACCAGAAAGTATTTTGTTAAAAGACATATATGCCGCGAATTGGTTGGCCTCTTATGCATTAGCACAGTCTAAAATGATGTTAGGTGAAGCAAGAAGTAAATATGCTAGTGGACTTCCTGGAGCAGGTGGAGCCATACAGTTAAATGGCGATGCATTGAAACAAGAAGCAATATCAGAAATGGAAAAGGCAAGAGAAAGTATTTTCCAGAAAGAAGAAGGCAATGCCCCTCTAGGATTTGTGATAGGATAAAATGTTAATAGGAGTAACCGGTTTTATAGGCAGTGGCAAGGATACAGTTGCCAATATGTTTGTAGAACGTGGATGTGCTCATGATAGTTTTGCCTCCCCTTTAAAAGACGTATGTTCAAGTATTTTTGGTTGGGATAGATCTATGCTTGAAGGAGATACTGTAGAAAGTAGAGAGTATAGAGAAACACCTGATATGTTTTGGACTAAAAAATTAGGTGTGCCAAACTTTACACCTAGATTAGCATTACAACTTATAGGCACAGAAGTACTTAGAAATACTTTCGATCAAGATATTTGGCTTAACAGTTTAGAATATCGTATTAGAAAACAAACAAAAAACGTATCTTGTACTGTTATAAGTGATGCCCGTTTTAGAAACGAATTAGATTTAATTAAAAACATGGGCGGAGTTATAATTTGGGTTCAACGTGGAGAACTTCCTGAATGGTTTGAAACAGCAAAAACGGCACACGAAAATGTTGTAAGTAGAAAAATAATGACAACCAAATATAGAGACGTACACGAAAGTGAATGGAACTGGGCAGGTTACCCTGTTGATTACATTATAGATAATAACGGTACACTCGAAGATCTAGCCAAACAAGTAGAAGCCATCAGAGATTGGAAAACTGGTGAATTTAAACAAACACTAAAATTAGTATAATACCACATAATACCACCGAAATTTCGTAAATACGCCAAAATATTGTATTCTGATAAATACATGTAAGAAATATTTCTTAAGGAGAACAATATGGCAACTTTAGTAAGTCCTGGTGTAAGTGTAACGACTACAGACGAAAGTTTTTACGCCCCCGCCGGTGCCGGTTCAGTCCCTTTGATTGTTATTGCAACAGCACAGGACAAAACAGCACCTGACGGTAGTGGTACAGCCGCTTTCACAACATCAGCAAACGCAAATAAACTTAAATTGATTACAAGTCAAAGAGAGTTATTACAGAACTATGGTAACCCAACATTCAAATCAAGTGGTTCTACGCCTTTACATGGTGATGAGCAAAATGAATATGGTTTACTTTCAGCCTATAGTTTCTTGGGCATAGCCAATAGAGCATACGTTTTAAGAGCAAATGTAGATTTAGGTGATTTATCATCAAGTGCAACAGCACCTACAAATAAACCTGCTAACGGTTCTTATTGGTTAGATACATCCGCAACTAGTTGGGGTGTGTATGAATATGTTTCAAGTGCATGGGTAAAACAAACAGTTAAACAAACATCAGCATCTGATATAGATACAGATGGTGTAACACCTAAAACAAGTTTTGGACAAGACGGTGAATATTGTGTTGTTTATTTAACAACTTCAGGTGGAACACAACCTAAAATTAGTTTCTTCCAGAAACTAAGTGGTACATGGCATAACATTGGTTCCTCAGCATGGTCAAGTGCTGTTAGTGGATCAGCGGGTGACTTCCAATTTGCAAGTCATTTAGCAATACCAAGTACAAAATCAGGTGGTGGAGCCTTAACAGCAGGTGATGTACATATCAGAACAACATCAGCAAACAACGGTTCAAGTCTTGTAGTAAAATTGTATAGTTCAACAACTGGACAATTTACAACAGAATCAATAGTTATAGACTCTAAATCAGATTCAGTATACACAAATACTTATAGTAATCCAGTAGTTGGTGATCTATGGGCAAATACTGAAGGAGAAAACGGTATAGCAAACATTACTTTACAAAGACATAATGGTGGATCTACTGTTTCAGTAGCAAGTTCATCAGCATTGTCTACAACAGATGTTTCAGGACATGGTTCAAATGTTTCATTTAATTTAACAATAAATGAAGGCACAACTATTCCTGTTACTTTTTCAACAGGTGGTGCAACAGCAACAGTTGATAATTTGGTAACTGATATCCAATCAGCATTATCAAGTGCTAATGCAGTCACAACTTTTGCTAATACTATTTCTGTATCAAATGTAGGTGATAAAATTACATTCGTAACAAGTACAGGTAAAGATATTAAGTTAGCAGATGGTAATGTTTCAGGTTTTGGAACATCAAATCTTAACATTACTGCTGGTACATACAGTAACTTTAAAAATCTAAGTTTCACCGCAAGTGCAACAACACTAACAGGTGCGGCTACAGAGGGCGATCTTTGGTATGATAATAATGTTTCTAATACAAACATAGATATCTTATATCAAAATGCTGGTACATGGGCAACTTATTCTAATGATGTACAATTTGCCGCAAGTGCACCAACTAAACAAGCAGATGGTACAAGTTCTTTATCAACTGGTGATTTATGGATCGACAGTAGTGATTTAGAAAACTTCCCTAAAATTTATAAATGGAGTGCCGCAGGTGCTTGGGTATTAGTAGATAATACAGATCAAGTAACTAGCGATGGTATTTTATTTGCAGACTTTAGAGCAAGTAGTGCCGGAAGTTTAATATCAACTGCAAACGGATTGCCTAATCCTGCACTATACCCAAGTGGTATGTTAGCATGGAACAAGATGGCTTCTGTTGGTAATGTTAAAAAATATGATGCAACAAACGGATTATGGAAAGATCATAGTGGAAACAAAAACGATGGTTCACCTTACATGATGCGTAAAGCTCAAAGACAAGTAGTTGTTACTGCACTTCAAAGTGCCATTACAGCAAGTTCAGAAATCAGAAATGAAACAAATAGATTTAATCTAATTGCATGTCCTGGTTATGCGGAACTTTTGGATGAGATGATTACTTTAAGTACAGATAGAAAAAATACTGCATTTGTTATTGGTGATGCACCATTAAGATTAGCGGCTGATTCTACAAGTACGGCGGCTTGGGCAAACAATACAGCAGTTGCAGATGTAAATGGCGAAGACGGACTTGTTAGTTCATCACCATATGCGGCTGTATACTACCCACATGGTTTAGCGACAAACTTAGACGGCACAAATGTTATGGTTCCAGCAAGTTATATGGCTTTAAGAACTATTGCATTTAACGACCAAGTGGCTTTCCCATGGTTTGCACCAGCAGGATTCCAAAGAGGATTAGTAAACAACGTTTCAAGTGTTGGATATTTAGGTTCAGCAACAAGTGAATTTGAAGCGGTTGCATTAAGTGAAGGACAAAGAGACAGTCTTTACAGTAACAAAGTTAATCCAATTGGGAACTTCCCAGGAAGAGGTATCGCTATATTTGGGCAGAAGACTTTGAATCCTACTGCAAGTGCATTAGACAGAGTGAATGTTGCACGTTTAGTGGTTTATATTAGAGAAAGACTTGATGATATCGTTAAGCCATTCTTGTTTGAACCAAATGACGAAGTAACAAGAGCAAATGCCAAAACTGTAATAGACAGATTCTTAGGACAATTAGTTGCACAAAGAGGTTTATTTGACTTTATCACAGTTTGTGATACTACAAATAACACGGCGGCTAGAATAGATAACAATCAATTGTATATAGATGTAGCAATACAACCTGTTAAAGCAGTTGAATTTATTTATATTCCAATTAGAATCCAAAATACATTGGGCTCAACAGCATAAGTTTAACAACTTAAACATTTAAAGGGCAGTTTTTCTGCCCTTTTTTGTATCAGAATTAAAACTAGAGTTAATAAAATTGACC